CGCCCAGGTCGGACGGAATCTCCTTGCGCAACACCGTTTCAAGGTTAGACAGAATGCGCTGGGCATCCCCACCAACCTTAAGGCTTGTGATGCCAGACAAGATTCCACGCCCCTTTGCACCAATTGCAACTTCGACAAAACTGTCAATTAGTCCGTCAAGACCCTCGTAAGCAGAACCAAGGGCATTGTGCTCAGCATGGCTAACTGTAAGCCAGTGCTGCATGCGCAGAGACTGCTGCGCCTCCATCAGTTTGCAAATGCAACTACACTTGCTGGCATTCTTGGTAGAAGTCTCTTCGACTTCTTCATCGTCCTGCTTCTTGGCGTAGTTGTTGAGGATTCGGGCGATAGCCATGCCCACAGTTTACCAAAGACAAGGGGTGTGCCCCGAAGGACACACCCCTTTCTTACAGACTTGCTGACGGCTATCAGTCGCCGTACACCTTGTCGAAGGTAACGCCGTCGAGCTTCATGCCGGCCGGCTGATCCGGGACGAGCTGCATACGCAGCATGCCCGGCATCTGAGCGCCTTCCGTCAGGAGGCTGTTACCGCTGCCGGTACCAGACGTCTTGGTGATCGGCACCTTGACAGTCGAGTAACCGAGGGCCGGAGCCACGAACTCGAAGGGGATGAACGCCTCAGCCTTGTCAAACTTCTGAGTGCCCTTCGGGCTCGGCGGGACGTACTTCTTCCAGTTCGCGCCACCCTTGCGGAGACCGTACACGGTGCCGTTCTCGATGTAATTCGAGGTGTAGCCCGTGTAAGTGCGGCCGTCAAAGGTGAACTTGAACCCTTCCTGAGAGCCTTCGTTCGTGAGGCTGGAGAGCTTGGAAGTGCGGTCCAGCTGGTACTGGCCGATCTTCTGCGCTTCGTAGTTCAGCCACACACCGTCGCTCGCGATGAGCGTGTCGATGTACTGGCCGTACTTCTCCTTCGCACGGTGGAAGCCACGCAGGTACTGGCGCATCTTGTGCTCAGTCAGCGTGCCGACGCTGCTCTTGAAGAACGACTTGAACTCCGGGTGCTTGTCGACGTCGATGGCGTTAGCCGAATCGTAGTCGCTGCCCAGGAGGTTGCCGGTCTTCTTGAGCCAGCTGTTGATGCCGGCGATGCCGTAACCCTTGCCGTTGGCGTAGGTGAAGTAGAAGGAGGTCGTGACGCTGGTGGTGTAGTTGAAACCAATCAGGGTCACAACAACCTGGTTCTTCACTTCATCAACGCGGGTAACAAAGGCGTTGACGCGGTTGACACCAACCTGATTCTGGCGAACATCGCTGCCGTTGTACAGGTCAACACGCATGCCGACCGCGTAACGGTCGATGTTTCCATCCGACGGCGTAAACACGATGGTGGAGTTGTTCGTCGAGGAGCTGTAGGTGGGAGTCACAGTAGCCAGAACACCACCAAGCTTGTAGGTGGTATTGTCGCTGATGTACCAGTAGTTGCACAGGGTGTGTGCAATCAGACGAGCGTGACCCTCAAGCTTCGGCGCAAGAATCTCGCCGATGAACGCCGGAGTGGCTTCCGCCTGCATCTCACCGAGGGTGACAAGCAGGTTGGAAACCATGGCCTTCATGCCAATGCCGAGACGGTACGGCTGGGCCATAGCGCCTTCGGTGGCGTCCGGCCACGTGTTGGTCAGGCTCTGGACCTGCAGCTTGTCAGCCACGTTAGACACGGTGTTGTCACCGTACAGAACGAAGTTGTCGCGGCTGTCCGCCATCTCAAGAACGCCAGCCATCGAGCCCATGTAGATCTTGAGGATCTTCATGTCACGACCGATCAGGTTGGACGAACCCACGCCCTGGCTGGACACGGTCGTGTCACGCCAAGCGGGGTCCAGCGCCGGGAGGAAGACCTCAACATTCTTGTTGAGGATCTCCTGGATACGCAGGCTCTGCGTATTGAAGAGTGAATTAGATGATGCAAAAGGCACGGTTGTTGTCTCCGGTCACGGACCGGTTAGGGGCGATAAATCAGACCTTCGTTTCCCCACCAGACGCAGCATCTGCGGCAAGGCGGGAAAGCGCGTCCACGTTGAACTCTCGGACGTTCTTGTCAACCACGCCTCGGTCCATGCCCTTTTGGAATTCGGGAGCCTTGACCTCTGGCTTGGACTTCAGGAACTCGAGCTCGCCCTCTGTTTCCGGCGACCGGCCGAGGCCGTCAATGTCGCCGATTACCGTGCGATAATTTCCTGCAATCGCCTTAGCAGCCTTCGCTGCCTCATCCGCAACCCAGTCCTCGCTGAACCGTCCGCCCTCAGCATCACGCCGGGAGTAGAGGTTCTTGAGAGTGGCTTCGCGGACTTGCTCCTGCAGAGCTCGCCAGGCACCCGCCGCGTGTTCGCGGCCACGGGTCTTGTCAAGCGTTTCCAGCATTTTAACGATCTCCGGGTTTCCGTCAATTGCAGAAACCACGTTCTTGTCCATTTCCGTCTTCAGCATGCGCAGGCGCATGTCCCGCGTTTCCCGCAGAGCCGCTTCAGCGCGCTCCTCGGCTGCACGGGTTGACTGCTTCAGCATCCGTTCAATCTGTTCATCTTCTCCCACTTCAGCCTCCTGTCCCCCAGACTCGCCCTCCACGTACTCCTGCGCGTACTGCCGCGCTTCATCGTCGCTGAACCCGGCCCCGCGCAGCACTTCGTATGCCGCCTGCACGTCCGGGCTTTCGCCACGCATCAACTTGGTCGCGTTCTGCTGGAACCGGGTCAGGTCCTGAACCCGGCTTTCAAGCTGCCGGGCCTGCTGGGCCTGCTGCATCAGGTCGCCCAACTTCACGACCGAGCCGTCTTCCAGTTCCAGTTCGGTATCCATGTCCAGCGCATCGTTGTTCTCATCAGCCATTCATAACTCCTTGAGGTGGTTGTGCTCCGGGTCCGCCCCCACCAGCCATCATGCCTGGGTTGACGATTGCGACATCGTCTGGGTTTGGAACCATTGCGGGTAGGGACTGTCCCATGAACGAGATCAGGGACTCACGGTAAGACTTGAAGGCGTCCTGCACACCGGGACTGGCCATGGTCATAATCGGGTTGGACATGAAGGCGCTCAGCACCCTGAGCTGCAGGTCAGGCCGCGCCGTGTGCGGGGTCACCACGATCTGCTGGGTCTGCTGGCCATCGCCATACAGCAGGAGGATGTTGCGGATGATGCTCTCATACGCACTCTTCTCCTCGTCCATCCACATCGCGAAGTCCAGACCCTCCTTCAGCGCAAACAACTTCAGCCCCTCCGGGTCCGTCACGCCAGCCTGCAGCAGACTCATGGCCTCCTGCTTCCGCACCACTTCGCTGCGGGGGCTAGTGTCCTTCACCGTGAAACTGATCTGGCTGAAGTTAGGAATCGGGTTCTTCTTGAAGCTGACCGTTCCGTCTTCGGGGTCAATGACTGCACCCGCAAGGTCCAGCGTCAACTTGTTGACCGGAACCGCACGCTGACTGACCATCATCTCGCGGCTGGCCTTCGCAACCAGGCTCTTGTACATGCCGCCGAACGCAGCCTGCACACCGCTGGTGGGGTTGGTCATCGCTTTGCTGATCTGCTCGTCAAGGAACTGCAGGCCGCTTGCGCTGTCCACGCGACCCTTCTCCGCCAGCAGATCCTGCACCGGGCTCAGGCTGTCCACGATGCCCTTTGCAAACTGCGCAACCTTGCCCGGCACATCGCCGGCGTTGTACGGCTGGATGACCATCGGCTTGAAGTCATCGCCGAGCAGCGCATCGCGGCTGTAACTCATGTACCGCAGGCCCTTGCCGATGTCGCGCAGCACGGCCCGCTCGTTGATCGTGCCCTGCGGCATGACCAGAACGCCGTACTTGTCAATGTCGCGGATGTTGTTGAACAGGCTCTTCAGCAACCGTTCCATCTCGCGCACGATGCCAAACATCAGGTCAAACAGGCCCGCTCCGTGGAACGTGCCGTTGTCCATGAACCGAGCCATGCCAATCGGGCAATACGTCTCGACGTCACTGAGGTCGCGATCTTCGATGATCACGTTGCCGCTTGACACGATGTAACGCCCGACGGTACCGCGAGGGCCATCGAGCCACAGCTCGCGCACCTTCACGACTTCCATCTCGTTGTCGCCGGGGATCCCGTTCAGTGCGCCGGATGCAGCACTGTTGAGGACGTACCCGTTTCCGGGCGCGTCGGCCGGCTCTTCCATGTCGTGGCCCCATTCCCAACTCCACGCATCCATCTTCATCTTGTCCTTCTCCAGCGCAGCCCGTCCGTAACGGTTCTGCAGGAAGGACATGGGCACCACGCGCTGCCGAATGAGTCCACGGGCCTTGGTGTGATCCTGGCCGAGACTCGGGAAAGGCAGCAGTTCCTTGGGGTGCACCACCTCAAGATCAGCAGTCAAGCCAATCGTCGGGTGATCCACCATGTGCCCCGTGATGCCGCAGCATCCCAGCAGGGCAAAGATGTAATTGAAGTCGCGCTTGACCTTCTCAAGCTGCTGGTCGCTCACGACCGCATCAGCCACAAGCTGCGCAACGCTACGCTCCCGCAGACCCGCGAGGCTGAAGCCCTGCCTCAGTGCACGCGGGCGCAGGTCCATCGTGTTCAGTCGCGCCGTGGTCTTGTCGATGATCGACATCAACTCGGTCGACTGGAACTCCATGTTCCCGTCTTCGTCAAGGTAGTACGGCACAACGCGGCTTGTGCGCGGATCGAACACGTCGAACCGGCGGAACCCGTTCAGGTAGTACCACGCCAGAATCCACAGCGTGCGGCGGTACGTGATCTTCGTGAGCTCTCGCTCAACGTGCTGGTCAATGATCTGCGCGAGCAGACGCTTGTCCTTGGGCAGCGGGTAGATGTCACTTGCCATCGTTGTTTCGCTTTCTCAGGGACTTCCAACCAGGCGGCATTTCCTCAAAGAGCTCAACGTCCTTGAGGTTGAACGAGGATCGCGGCGTCGGATCTGGCTGCGGCACCTTGTGATTCACAGGAGTCGCATCCATTCCATCCGGCACCTGCTGCCCATAATACGCTTGGGCCAACATCTGAAAGTATACGAAAGGAATCGTCACATACGCGGTATTAGACGCGCGAACCTCGTTTGACATTTGGCGGGGGCTCCATTCCATCAATCAGGGACTGGGCGGTCATCCGGCTGAAGTCCATTGCTTCAACCACCGGAATACCGCCGGGCAACGCATCGTGAATAGTTCCATCAGTCAGCATCTTGTCGAAGTCCAGCGCCTGGCTTTCCCCACCAGCCACTTGGCGGTCAAGCCGGCCACGGACCACGAACATGCTCATTGCGACCGTGTCGATAAAGTCGTCGTGCTGGAGGCCACCGCTGTCGGCGTCCGGGTTGAACTGCTCGATCTGGTCAAACAGGAACCGCCACGGCAAGTTGCCCCTGCGCCACGTGGGGAACTTGATGAGCCCGTGCTCAAACCGGTAGTGCAGCGAGTTGATCTTGCTGGTCTTGTCCAGCATGCCCACCTTCAACGGGATGATCCGGGGCGGGGTCTGGCCAGTCACTTCCGCCGCCTTCTGGCGGACCATCGACTCCATAGCCGTATACAGCCCGAACGACTGCCGAACCACCTCGGGGTGGATCGTCGGGCAACCCCACCTGCCGGCCAT